GATGCTCCCTAAAATACACCTTCTGGAGATAGTGGCAATAATCATCAGAAACAATTGATTTAAATGGGTTAAGTACAAGACCTAACTCAGAAGCAATTCGTGACATTTCATCCAATTCAATTGGCTTGTCATAGACAACCAATGAATCATCACCTAACACAGTACATCCCATAACTTGACGACCTGTCCTCTCGGCCACATAATAAATGCAAGTCAAGTTGGCAATGCAATCAATAAAATTTGTCCATGCATGACCACTAGGTACACCACGAATCCGCCCAGTCATTTGACCGCTTGGTAGTGCGATACTAGACGTAAAGAACTCGTTTAGTATTGGAATCAATTGTTTTGCCAATCGCAATTTCTTAAATAAGGGATAAATGAGTAAAGAAGAAACAGAAGAATCAAAATGAGAGAAATCCAACGACACAACATTACTGCCTATCTCATGTGACATAGTCGACAATTTCCTGATATAAGCATCAATCATTGAGTAGTTGTTCCAGCCTACGAATTCATCAATGTTGGCCAAGCTAGGGAGAACTGCTTGCAACCAGCTTAATCCGACTAAGACTGAAGCTTTGGGATACTGCCATATAATCCGCTGCTTCGACAACTCAAATAAACCTCTCGATTGGCCCCGATGTCCAAGAATCGAAAAGTGATACTCAAAGTCTCGGCCGGTCGAAATGGAATTCATGATTTCACGGGCATCCTCTAGTATATTCTGATACACATTCTCAGTACGAGTGAGAAAAGGCATACCACTAAAGGTAGTCATAGGTAAAGCCACATCTTCCAACGGTAAGAAACCGCCCGAGTCTATGCTAGGACCAATTCTGCGCCAGATCGCATCGTGAGCGTGCATCAAGGCCTCGACATCTGCACTAAAACCACCATCTTCAAAATAGCCATTGATAGCAGTCCACCAACTAGTGCTTGGTCTCAAACTTTTAGGCCCCGATATCTTTAGCTCCGCAACCTCCAAATCATACAGTCGTTTGTCAAACATCAAACAATCATCACGAATTAAACTAAGCACAGTCTGAAGTACTTTAGGTCTATCCGTGTTAATAGAAAAGGTATCCCCACCAATATTAACTGATCGGAAATCCCCCTGTACTAACGGTGTTACAATATCCCTGAGATAGGGCATCGCAACGCTGCGAAGCATCTGTGCTAGTCTTCTAGTTCCGTCAAGCTCGTGACTTACTTGCACGGTCACATCCTTAGATTTTAGCATAAC